CCATACCCACTTTTCAATCTTTTGATCTAAAGTAAGTTTTTCTTCTGGAAATACTGCTATTGTAGGAACTGCAACTGTCATAATAAATCAATTAAATCTTTCAATAATGGGGAACTTTAGAGGTGAGTAATATTTAGTTATCAAATATTATCTTATCAATCTTTTTTCTTACTAAATTACACCATTCAATGTCATCATCATCAAGAAGTTCATTATGTTCAAGATAATATTTTAATGTATAATCTAAAGTTGTTAATTCAAAATTGTCAAATTGTTTCATAATAATCTCCTTAAGGATGAGTAATATTTAAAAATGGGAATTAATAGAGTTAGGTGAATACTTAGCATCTAATCTTTGCCCACTATATGATACTTCACCCACACTATTCTTATCAATAAAGTATTTAACTTTAGGGTTGCAAAGTGTTAATCTTTTACTAAACTTACTAGGATCAGATGATACCCACCAGTCTAATTTCTCAACACTTCTATTACATTGTTGACACACTAATGCACTCCAATTAAAGTGAAATACTCTATGTTGATGATTACAATGTGGGCAAAATATGTCTTTTCCCCAACTACCTGCTCTTGCAGTTTTCTTTACTCTTGTTAAGTAAGAGGAGACAATCCTTACCTCTTGATTTGTATTTTCACATACAAATCCTCTGTAATTAGTCCTTCTTGTCATCCTTTTTTCCCTCCTTAGTTGTTAGTTTAATGTTAGAAGGTCCAATCCATACTTTATCATTAGCATACCAATCTTTAACAATAGATCTTCTTTGTTCACTTAATTCATCATACTTTTTCTTCTGATCTACTGTAAAATGAAAGTTATTTAACCTCCATTCTTTTCTTAATTGTTGTAACTCTTTTAGAACTTGTGATGATTTCATTGTTATGACTCCTGTGGATTACTAGATGGAATAGATTTAGAGACAACATTTGTGTCTGTTATGTTATAATTTTCATCATAAGAATGATTGATTTCATAACACTCCCAGACATTATCTTCTGGTGAAAAGATATAAACAAATTCTTCACCTGCATTAGCATTATTGACATAATCATCAAAATTAATGTCTAATCTAGGTTCAGTATTGTCACCTCTATCATTATAATATTGGACATGATTATCCACCTTGTTTAAATTCCAATCAGAGTCAGAATCACAAGAAGATATATCTCCACCATCAATTAACTCTGCTACTTTATCTTTAGTGTTAAACTTTTCATTTAAAGTAACACCTAACCATTGAGGATAACCATCCCAATGATGATAAACAGATAGGATACTTTCGTCTTTAAGTCTTAATCCTATCCTTGATCTTGTTGCCATAAGTAACAAATAATATAGAATAGTGGGTGAAACATTAAGGGTAAGTAATTTTAATTTATCATCATGTCTCTGCTTCTTATCATCTATCCTAACTTGTTTACCAAGTCTAATTAAGATGAATGTCAGAGTAGATAAACCCTTAACTGTTTCACACTAAAAGGGAACTTTAGAGGTGACTAACATTTAGTCTTAGATCTTTTGTGCTTAAGTATAAAGTTTCTTGCTGAAGATTCATTCCTACAAACTTTCAACAATTCACCCTCATGTATCACTCCTAACTTACTACTACTTCCCATAATTGGAACAGCATAGTAACCATCAAGAGTGGCAAATCCATGCTCACAATCTTTATAATAATTGTAGATAGATCTTAGTTCTTTCTTATCAGTCATCTTCTTACAATTTGGGTTGCTGCTTCACCTTTTTGGAATATAGTTTCTACCACATTGTTTAACTTTTTAGATGTAGATATACCAACTTTATCATAACTAGGCACAACAACTAGACCATATTTCTTATTACCATCAGTTCTAATCACCCTACCAATAGTTTGACTTAGTGTGATAATATCCATATTTCTAAGTAACAATGCTGCCTCTAATCCTCTAACTGATATACCTTCAGATAGAATACTATGATGCAAAACTATAAACTTTTTATCACAATCCTTGCCCCAAGTATTAAGAACTTCAAAGAATTTATCTCTTGATACTTTCTTACCATCTATAAATGCACCAGTTTTAGCAGTAATATAGAGTAAAGAATATCCTCTTGATTGTAAATTACCAACCATATTTGATGCTGCTAAACTAACAATCTGTTTAGTACTTCTAGCACATACTAATACTTTCTTTACATTAATCTCATCAATAGTGTCTATAATATGCTTTGGTTCATTAACAATGTCATCCTGCACATCTATCTTCTTAACTATCACTTTAGGTGGTAGAATATGTCCTTGTTGTACTAACTTAGGTGCTGGAACTTGCTTCAATACTTTACCATAAACTTCCTCATCATTCATCCCTGCTTTATTAATAGTGTATGAATGTTTAGGAGTTGCTGTAAAATAGTATGATCTATTTGCTGCTTCTGAGTAATGCTCAACAGAAGGAAAAAAGTTCCTTGATGTACTATTATGTGCTTCATCATAATAAACAGTATCCACATTAATTCCAGATTCTTTTAATCTATGGAGTGAATGATATGTGGTAAAGATTAACTTATTATGTCTGTAATTGTCCTTATTCCATTGTTTAATAGTATCAACATTTGTAGTTCTAAAATGTTTAGTTTCTCCTGAATGTATATGCAATACTTTAACATTATCTTGGTTAATTATCTTCAAAAACTCATTACTTAATTGTGCTGCTAATAATATTCTAGGGGCAACAATTACCATAGTTTTTCTACTTTTATTACCCAAATTAAACATATATCTTTTACAATCTTCTATCATACATAATGTTTTACCTGAACCAGTTGGGGATATAATAGTCCCCTTATCTTTTTTCATTGATAACAAAATATCCTCTTGATGAGGATGTAATTTATTCATAAGTAATCTAATCCTATAATATAAGTGGAAGTTTAGAGGTGAGTAATATTTTATTTTCTAAATTTATCATTATTAAAATTTGCATAAGCAAATTCTTCTCTATCAACTAACTTAATTGTACCATATTTTGTCTGCATTACAAACCCTTCACCAACAATTTCTATACCATCATTATAACATTTAGGGGCATCAGTTACTATAAAACTATCCATCAAATCTCTCTTAATATCTCTCACTATCTGATACAAATTAACAAGATGATTACATTGTAGAATATCATATAGGTTAGCATCATCTAACTCAATATTTTCTCTAATAAGAGTATTAATTGCTTTCTTAGCAATTTTTGCTTCTTTTGCAGTCAAAAATGTAACTTTATCAGTATTAATATTAGGTACATCTTTACAATGAAACACCCTATCTACAGTTGGTTGAACATACTTAACATTAAAAGTATCAGTAAATGCTGTTACTAATGGTGATGCAACTGCATCTAGTAATGTAGTATTAGTCTTGTAAATTGTATGTGGTGCAATGATAATCTTTTGTGATATTATCTCTGAAAATGTATAAGTTAAGGTGTTAGGTCTATACACATTACTACCACCAAATCCAATAAAATCTGCTTGATAAATGTTATCAACTCTAGGAAGATATAATAAACAAGCAGTCAATATTTCAATTACTCTTGAATGAGTTGCTGGATTATATTTTTTATGAATATCTTCTACACTATAACATACCATATTCTTTACTTTATTGAATACTGATTTAGTACCAACAAAAAATTTATTATTCTCAGGATTAGTCCCATAAACTATTGCTGGAGATCCATCAATCTTCAATGATATATTAGCAGTTCCATAAAGTGCATCAAAAACTTGTAAATCTCCCTCTAAAATTAGATCTTCAGGATGTTCTAAATGCAAAACTTTCATAATAAAAAATACTCCTTGTAATAATGGGGAACTTTAGAGGTGACTAACATATAGTCACAGTATCTTCATAGGGTAAAGAATTTAATACTTCAAATCTTCTCTTAAATGCACCAGTATTCAATCTAGGAAATAGTGATACATTTTTATATAATATTTTAGTTGAAGGTTTATCTTTCCAAACAGTATATGGAACA